AAGTGATTGCTTCACTAACCATGACAAAATCATGATTAAGAAGTCACTTAGAGCATATATCACCCGCCGACAGCAAAAACTTTTTGTACTGCCGGACAGCGAAGTGGTCCGGGTCTTTCTGTTCCAGCCGTTCAAACATGAGGTCCACCGGGCTTTGAAAGTCCGGGTCATCCTCGCGGGCTTCACTGGCGTTTATCATTTCCAGCAGGGTGGTGAAGTTCATTTCTTCTGCCGGGGCCTCGTACCAGATGTAGCCAATGAGTGCGGTGTAGAACAGCCGTTCCGACTTCACCCAAAAATCTTCTGCTGATTTCTCGCCCTCGCCCTTGGTGTTGGCGATAAGGGTATTCACCAGCTTCAGCACGTCCTTTTCCGAGTGGATGTAAACAAAGGGGTTGTACTTCATGGACTTGGAAAAGTTTATCGTGTTCAGGATTTTTACACGATAGCCTGCCCGCTGGAACATTTGGCCTGTTTCGAGAACCAGTGTGCCTTTCGGGTCTGTGACTACGAATGAGGTGGGATAATCAGACGTGGGAAAGCATTGCATGAGGTTGGGCTTCACATAGAAGCGGGTCTTGCCGCTGCCGGAGCCGCCGATCACCAGCACATTCTTGTTCCGGGCCGTCTTGGGGTCTTTGGGCCGCCCGGTCATGGTCAGGCGTTCGGTCTGGGTCAGCAGGATGTTGTTTTCAAACTTGGGGTCGATGTACGGGGCAATGTCTTTGGCGGTGCCCCACCGGGCAGAACCGTATTCCTCGCCCTTGCGGTACTTCTTGGCGTTCTTGCCCTTGCTGTACACGATGAGCCGGACAGCCACCGCACCAACAACGCCAATGCAGAGGTCAAACGGATGCAGGCTGGGTAGCGGGTTTGCAAAGGCGGCGGAGATGCCGCTCGTTAGGTGCAGCAGCTTGGCCGAAGCATCCGCGCCCGCCGACAGACGGTATGTCTGCCCGCATTTGGCGAACAGGTACACGAACAGCAGATACGGCAGATTCAGCACCAGCAGCTTTTTCAGTTCAGGCTTCATCGTTCCAGCCCCCTTTGCTTGATTTTTTCTTTGGCACGTTTCGGCTGCTGGGCTACTTTCTGCTTGGCTGCTGCCAGCACCTTGCGGATAGAGGGCCGCTGCTCCTTGGGGAGCGTTTTGGCCGCGAACTCCCGGAACGCCTGTTCCAAATTGTCCGCATCCTTGGCCTTGAAGATCACGATGTAGTGGGGCGGCTGGGTGGTCTTGTCCTTGCGCAAGGTGAAGTCCACGCCGTACTTCTTGGCGCAGGGCTTGAACGCCCCGATGTTCGCCTCCGTGACTTCAATGTTGGTCAGGGACGCACCGTGGGCTTTCAGCTGTTTCAGGCTTTGCCTGCCGTGGTGCAGTTTTGGCCCCTTGGCCCGGTGTTGCAAATATTTTTTTAGGGCAGCTTGCAACGCTTGGGCGGTGAGCTTGCCCGTTTTCATGGACAGGGCAATGGTTTTCTGGGTGACTTCTTCCTGCATTCAGCATTCCTCCTTGGCAGGTAGTCGGAAAAGCGGCAGCTAAGGTGGAACCACCAGCCGCCGCAGGTAAAGGGTTCTCATGGGTGGACGCTCCTTTCGGTCAGGTGTTGGGCGGGCGGCCCCAATCGGGCTGCGCCATATCGTGCGCCACAAGGGACGCATAGTAACTGTTGATGGTGCTGGGGGCGTTGAACAGCATGGCCAGCAAGTATTGCTTGATGTTACGGACTTTGGTGGTGTTATCCCGCAGGCAGTCCATGACGAACTCGATGTGATGGCTGTCCAGTTTCAAGAATTTCGCCTTGACCAGCTCTGCCGGGTAATCGTCCCCGGCCACCCGGATGGACTTGCGGTTGGTGCAGACGGTTTCCAGCAGGATGTCCACGATCTCGTCCAGCTGCTCCCGGTCTATCCGGGGATTCTGGATGAGGGTGTCATACTCGATGTTCTCCAAAATCAGGTCCCGGTAGATTCGATAGGCCGTTTCCTTTTTGCTTCCGGTCCGTTTCGGCAGCGGTGCCACTGTCTCGTCCTCGTCCAAAGGCAAGGGGTTTGGGGAATGGATAGGAATGGAATCGGTATTTAATCCCTCTTTCTTTTGTTTTTCTGTAATTAGTTTATCTTTATTTAATTGCATTGGATTTTCCAACGTAGGGTTTTCCTGCGTGGGATTCTCCAACGTTGGATTTTCCAATGTAGGTGAAACTGATGCAGGAACAGGCTGCGGCAGCTCGAAGATCACATAGTCTGCACCGCGCAGCCGCCCTTTCTCATCCCGTTCTCTGGAACGCTGGATGTAGCCCGTCTGTTCCAGTTCCCGGATGGCCTGCCGTATCGCGTCTATGCTTTCCCGGTTGATACGGGCCAGCCCTTGCAGGGTGTAGTCCCAATCTTCCGGCAGGGAGAGCATTTGGGAGAGTAAGCCTTTGGCTTTCAGGGACAAGGCCCGGTTCCGCAGGTGGTGGTTTGACATGACCGTGTAGCCGCTGTTCTTTTCTACCCGAAAAACTGCCATTTCACGGATGCCTCCTTTCTGTTTTTGGGCAAAGAAAAAGCCGCAGGCTTTTTGTGAAAGTCTGCGGCTATGCCGATTGTTAGATATTCAATTCTTTGTGTTTCCGCACTCCATATCAATTACCACCGAAACAGTAATGTGATTTTCAATGCGTTTGTTGCGGAGTTTATCGCCCTCGCCATCGAACACAACGTGACGAGAAAATAACGTAAAACGGAGGATTTCTACTAGATTTCTCTTTGTAGCGAAACTATCGCTTCAATATGTGTATCATTGTCCAAACTCAAACTCATATCTTCCTCAATAATCGGAAGCTTGAATTTAATGGATTTGAGCCACTGACCGTTCGGCTGCCGTTCCTCATAGATATGGATTTCAGAAATCAGCGATTCCATAATCTGTCGCTTCTCCTGCTCATCCATGACAGCGTACAGCTTTTCAAAATAAATCAGCACTTTGTAGATATTGTCAGCGGTGAGTTTTTCTGCTTCTATTGCCATTTTCTTTGCTCTGGCTTCAATCAACAGATTCTCCGTATCCTCTATCTTATCATACATCTTATAAAGGCGATCATCAAGGTCTGCCTTGCGCTTGATGTAGTGTTTATCGTCCGGGTCGAGAGAATCAATCTCATCAATCAAACGGGACTTTGTGCTGTAGCTCTGACGGAGCTGTTTTTCAAACTCTACAATCTCCTGCTCAATGGCAGATGTATCTATCTTCATATTGATTTTTTGCTGCATCATCGCCGCAAACTTCGGATTGCTGACCAGCTTGATAATAACCTCCGCAACAGCACTGTCCAGCAGTTCCTCATTGATTTGCTTCTTGTATTCACACTTATGACCACGGGTCATAGTGCGATGCTTACAGCCGTAATAGAAGAAATCCTTGTATTTTGTGCCGTCCGGCTTGTGCTTGATGCTTTTGTTGCCGTACATTCCGGCTCCACAAATAGGACATTTAAGTAATCCGGTCAGCAGGTGTACCTTATTGTCTTTACCGTTATTGACTTTTTCATATTTTTTCGCCTGGGCAAGCAGTTTTACCTGAGCTTCATGCCAAAGATCTTCTGATACAATGGCTTCATGCAGACCGTCAACCAACAGATAATTTTCCTGTTCCACAAGTCGGTAGTCATTACGAGTTCCATGTACCTTTTCCGTTCTTCTCCTGCCATAAGCAATTTTACCGCAGTATACGGGGTTTTTCAAAATTCTACGAATCAGTGCTGCGTCAAACAGCGGATTTTTGCCATTCTGTCTCTGAATCTTATTGATACCGTGATTGGCAAGGTATTTAGCCAGACCGTTTGCTCCCATCTCGGTATGCACATACTGGTCAAAGATAATACGGATTGCTTCTGCTTCTTCCTCGTTGATATACAGCATACCTTTCTCCAGCTTGTATCCGTAAGGAGCAAAGCCGCCGTTCCATTTACCCTCACGGGCTTTCTGGATTCTGCCTTCCATCGTCTGAACACGGATATTCTCACGCTCAATCTCGGCAACCGCAGAAAGCACGGAAATCATCAGCTTACCGGCATCTTTGGAAGAATCAATGCCATCCTCCACACAAATCAGATTGACACCGAAATCTTGCATCACCTGTAAGGTAGACAGCACATCTGCCGCATTTCTGCCAAAACGTGATAACTTGAACACCAGCACATAGGACACGCCATCTTTACCGGACTTGATATCCTCCATCATGCGGTTAAATTCCAATCTGCCCTCGATGGACTTTCCAGATTTACCCGCATCCTCATATTCACCAACAATCTCGAAGTCGTTGAACTCAGCATAGGCTTTCATTCTTGATTTCTGAGCATCCAAGGAGTAACCGTCTACCTGAACGGCAGTAGATACTCTCGTATAAATATATACTTTTGTTTTTTCTTTCATATCGCCATCCTCATTTGTGCCACAGCCTGTGGCATAATTCAGCTTTCATCGTCTGTTATTTTTTGCCGTCAGTTTTCTGTTCCAGCATCTTTATCGAATTTAAATAATCATTTTCCACGTCGCTGAGCGTTCTTGTCTTATATTTTCGATATTCTCCAGTCGCTTTATCAACAGCCTGCTTATGAGTAATGCTTCCATTTCCAATTAAAAGCTGCTCTCCACTCATGGTAAGGATGCGATCCAGATGCTCTGCCCAGTCCTGCATCGTCATTGCCTGTTCACGCTCTGCCTGACGTTCCGCAAAATCCAGATACCCGGATACAAGTTGTCCCATAGCACGAAGTTCTTTCTCATTCAGATAGTTTTTAGCAACAATCGCTTCTTTGAGTGTGGGCTGATTACCGGCAAAGGTGGTAAGTCCCATGAACTCTTTTTCCGCATCCGCTCTTGTATAAATCACTTCTGCCGCAGTCTGTCCGTGAATGGCATAATGAATTTTATTCTGAACCTTTTTGAAAAAACGGATAGAGATTTCCGCTTTCGGGTCATAGTCAATGCTGGTGGCATAGATTTCAAGCACCTGACGATAAAACACCTTTTCCGATGCACGGATGTCTCTGATTCTTTCAAGCAGTTCCTTGAAATATCCACCGCCGCCCAGATTTTTCAATCGTTCATCATCCAAAGCAAAACCTTTTTTCATATATTCTTTGAGAATGTTAGTTGCCCAGATTCTGAACTGTGTGCCACGCTTGGATTTTACACGATAGCCAACAGAAATGATAACATCAAGATTATAGTAGTCAACCTGATAGGTTTTTCCATCTGCCGCAGTTGTTGCAAAATTTGCAACAACTGACTCTCGCTGCAACTCACCTTCGGAAAATACATTTTTTATATGTCTTGAAATAGTAGATTTATCTCTTTGGAACAACTCTGCCATCTGGTCAATGGATAACCACACGGTATCCTCATCAAATGTGGCTTCAATTTTTGTCAATCCATCTTCTGTTGTGTAAATAATCATATTGGATTTTTGATTCATATCATCATAATTGTTCACCGGAACACCTCATTCCTAATTGTGCAACGGGGTGCTGCACTTTTGTTCTATGTAGCTCTATGCGTAGAGAACAGTAGCTCTCGCATAGAGTTTGGACACTTATTCCACGACTATTATATCATTGCTTTTCCACTAATTCAATAGTGTCACTGGCTTCTTCAGATGTGTTTTCTTCCTCCAAACAAGACGGCGGCTCTGGAAGATTATCAATATCCAGAACCACCGCATATTTTTCTATTAAATTTGCAAGTAAATCAGCAAAACCATTCCATTTATCTGTCAATAGTGCTCTCCTTTCTTTTTCGTCCACGTTCCTGCGAAATGTCCTGTACTTCTTTTCCTCTGGTCAAAACGGCATTAAGAAAAGCCCGTACCCTTTCAGGTGCGAGCTTGACGGCATCCAGATACGGCTGAGCCTGTTCCATAAGTTTCTCATATCGTTTTTTCCAGACACCAGCATCTTTCTTGGCTGTTTCATATTTCTGCTGGTATTTTAATTTCTCCGCTTTTTCAGCAAAGCTGCTGACAGCATAATTTTTGAGAGTTCGGCATTCATCGGGTGTCAGGACAATGTTCCCGGTAAAAGATTTCTTACCCATCGACTCCAACTCCTGAACCGTTACCGCTGTCGCAGTTGCTGCCTTGGTCTGCGCTTGCAGGGATTTCAGTTCCTGCTTTTTCTTCTCCGCAGCCTGTGTTGTATCGTCAAGCTGTGCTTCTTTCTGGGTCAGCTCTGCCGTCACAGCTTCCAGTCGTTGCTTTTCCTGTGCCACCTTAAACTGGGTCACAGTCAGATGTTCCTCGGTGCTGTCACGCTCTCCACGTTCCACATCGGTATATCCGGCAGCTCTCATGTGCTGAAAAAAATCATCCTGTAAAACAGAATAGGATTTTCGGAGAACAGGTTTTCCATTGGATTGTAGGATAGGTTTTCCGTCCTCGCTCACGGCGGGCTTGGACAGCCATTTTTTACTGCGGCTGACCTGCATAATGGTTTCCTTTACTGTCCCTCTGAGAGCTTCCTCCTTGCAGCGTTTTGACCACAAAATCTGTTTCTCTACCACCGGAATATAGACTACATGAAGATGATAGTGAAACACATCCTTGCCGAGTGCTTCCGACATCGCCCGGTTGATCTCGTCAGCGTGCATGACTGCCGAGAGGATATACTGCTCACCGCCTACAATCTCCACAGCAGATTTATAGGCTTCCTCATAAAACTGTCTGGCGTATTCATAACCGCCGTGATTGTCGAAGTACGCAGAGTTCACATCAAAGACCATCTCATTGAAATGGACGGCATCCGCCTTCAGACCTCTGGTGGAAATAATGTTGTCAGCTTTCATCTGCTCAAACATTTCAGTGTAGCTCCCGGTCGGTTCTTTGAAGTGTACGTTGAGATGACTTCTTTCCGGGATAATATCTTCGTTACTGTATATTTCTTTTTCTCGCTCATTGTGTGCCTGGGCATCTCCGATGTCGTTATCTGCGACATCCATATTTCTTGCACAGGTACGGTCAACTCCGTCATTTCTTGCCATAGCTTTTTCTTCCTTTCTTTGGGATTTGCAGACAGGGTAGCTTTGGAGAGGCACTTCTGCGGAAGTGTAATAACCCACTATGACACTTTCATCCATACTGGCTGCAAAGTGCCGTGGGCTCTCCCGAGGGGCTCTCCGAGGGTAATGCGGTCGCTGCGGCGACCTCTGCCGAACACTGGAAAGCTGTCTGCTTATCTTTCCAATGTCCGGCACGGACGGCTGCTGTTTTGCGAAACTGCCCCGTCCGCTAACAGAAAAAAGACTGACTTTTTCCTGTCATTTGGGTACGTCACGAAGGTTTTATACAGGAGTGATTTTCGGTCGTACGCTGTGTACGTACGTACAAAAAATCAATCCCGCCATTCCTCCGGTACGTACGTACAT